GTGATAGTCGGCCGCCGTCGGCCGATAAGGCATGCCACCATAGTTCTCCTCGGCGTCCTTCTTCTCGCGGTCGGAGCGCTTCATCACGACGGTTTTCATGGGCCGTTCCCTGATTGGTGACCTCGTGGGACCCGCCGACCGCCCCCTCGCAGCACGAAGCCTGTCCACTGCCCCCGCAGGCCGGACACGGGACGATCATCAGCGCGACCATGTCGTGCGGTGCCGGGAGCCGCATCGCGGCCTTGCCGCTGCCGCGGCATTCAGGGCAGCGCATCAGCGACCACCGATGATGCGGTCGATCTGCGGGCCCTCATAGCCGGCACCGCGCAGTGCCGTTTCGGCCATCGTGCGGCGCGCGCCGGGATCGCGGGCGAGCTCGCGCTTGATGTCCTGGGCAATCTCGCCGGGTGCGGGCTCGACCGGCTTGCGCGGCGCCATGATCGTCGAGGCCTCGTTGCCGACCTCGGTCAGCTCGTAGCGCCGGAGATGCTCCCGGTGTTGGGCGCGCCCGGTGATGATCTCGCCGGTGCGCATCGAGCGGTAAGGCGCGATGTCGGTCTGCACGATCGGCGCCGACAGATCCGAGCGTGCCGCCGATATCGGTGGCGGCTGCCAGGGCACGAGCTCGCCATTGCGCATGACATAGCGCCGTCGCATTGCTTAAACTCCCTGTAGGAGCGATCAGCTGTGGGAGGCTGCGCGGCCCGCTCTTAGAGGCGAGGGCATTCCAGCCCCTCGGAAAGTCGGCGGCTTACCGGTACCCGTCCGCGCCCATCACCCTCCCTCGAACTTCCTGCTATATTCCCGGTTAGGGCGAACGTCGCGGAGGGGTGAGCCGCCACCGGAGCCCTGAGGGCGCCCGGCGATTCACCCCGAGGCCGTAGAACCGACCCGCCGGGCGCCCTCGCCGCTCACACCAGCCCCGTGGTTTGCCGGCTCAGCATGCTAGAGATGCGTGCCGTGGCGAGCTGCGAGCGTGCCTGCTGGACCTCGCTCTGCTGCGCCAGCTCGGCTGCCCGGAACATGTTCTCGGCTTGCGTCTTCTGCTGGTCCTGCTGGAGCTGGGCAAAGGTCTTCCACATGTCGGACGCGTTCTTTTGCTGCTGGATCTGCAGCTGGACCGCGTCTTTCTGCTGGTCGGACTGGATCTTGGCCATGTCGACCTGCTGCTCGCCCTTGGCGATTTGCGCCTCTTGGGCGAGCTCGTCCGGGCTCTTGACGTTACCCTTCTGCTGCGGCGGCTGCGGCGGCGCCTGCGCCAGTGTGGCAAAGGCCTGCTCGAACATCTCTTCGAGCGAGCGGGCCGCCGGAAACGCCCGCATCCCGAACATGACCAAGGCCTTGGCGAGCGGTGCGATCGCCGGGTTTTGCTGAATCTGCGGCACAATGACCTGCAGCAGCGGCATGATCGCGGTCAGAAACTCGGTGCGCGCCTGCTTTTCCGCCTGCTCGTCGGCGGCGATCGTCGAGTCCGCCTCGATATCGATCGCATAGCCGGTCGCGGCATCGCGCCGGATCACATTGCAGGCCGACAGGAACTGCATCTGCCGGCGCGACTTTTCCGCGTGCCAGGCGGCCGCCATCTGGCGCCATTGGAGAAAAGCCGGGTTGACCATCATCCCCGGCGGCGCCAGCTGCTGCTGCCCGACCCCAGAGGCCGCGCGCATGCCAAAGCCGGGGGCCGAGGTTTGCGGCAGCATGCCGCGAGCCGCCGGCGGCGCCCCGCCCTGCGCGACACCGCCCGGTGCGTCGTCCGGGTCCTGGGTCAGCCCGCTGCCGGCGGCCGGCTGCGCGCTGCCGACCGGGTAAACGCCGCCCGGATTGGTGCCGCGATCGTCGGACATTCGAGCCTCGACAATTTTTGGCCATTGGCCATTGCGTGGATGGCCATTGGCCATATATTCAGGGGGCGATAAAGAACCCCCCTCCCCCGCGGACACTCGCGAGGGCAGCGGATCAGGCCTCAAGCAGCTGAGACCCCGCTGACCGTCCCCTTCGGCCTGCTGCTAGCGACGGTTGCAGCCCGTCCTCAGGCCCTTCAATGCAGCGGGGAGAAGGTTCGAAATCGCACCCGAAGGTCTTTCCTCGGAAAAACACGAAGGCCCGCTACCAGGCGGTGCGGGCCTTCCATCGGGCCATCACGGCGTCGCGAACGGGTCGTGATCGACGGGAATAAGGTCGGGCGGCGGCTGCGCCGCCTGCGCCGGGGTGGACGGAATGGCGCCGCCCGGGACTATCGAAAATAGTGGCGGCGCGCTACCGCGGGGCGCCGGCCGCTGGACCCATGGGCGCGGCGGGTTAGGAACTACCGCGTTTCCGTAGCCTTGGATGATGGGGTTGTCCCAGATTCGCGAGGCTCGGTTGGGTGTCCATCCGTGGGTTTGCGCCCAGCGTTCTTCGACTTGTTGTATCCGCGGACCCAGTGTGGCGAGAAGCTCCGCGGTGGCTCGCTGAACATCGGGTCGTCCGGTTCGGCGAATTTCTCCGATAAAATTTTGCCCACCAGCTTCGCTCCTCTTGCTCCAGTCATTCTCAACATAATTCCCGTCAGCCCTAGCATTTACGATGTCTGCGTCGGGATGCAAGTCCGACGCCGCCAGCTCACGCACTTTCCCCCAAAAATCGCGGTTGCTGAGCCCGGTTACCCCCGGCACATTGTAGAGCCGATAGCCCTGCCGGGTGGCGATCGGGCTAAAAAAGTCGCTGCCGGTAAGCTCCTGCATCTTGTTGCCGACGTCGCCGGCCTCATCCATCGTCAATGGTCGGCCAATCCGCATGTCGGCCATGTTTGCCTGACTTAAGTCCTTGTTTGCTAAAGCGGCGCTATAGCTCGGCTTGAGCCAGCTGAAGGCATCCTGGCGCAGCAACAACCCACGCACCGCCTCACCGGCATTCATCAAGTCGCGCGAGGCCGGGTCGACCCCGAGCTTGTACCCGCCCGGCGCCTGCCCGACCGCCGCCGGCGCCTGCGTCCCGGGGGCGACATTGCTGCGGAAGTACCCCGGCGCATCAAAACTCTGGCCAGTCAGCAGTCCGAGATGGCGCTGGATGATATCATTGCCCTGAGGATCGACCAGAACCGACCGGATGTCGTCGTGAAAGGCTTGGCGGTCCGCCATCGGCGCCGTGTGAAATTCAGGAAGATGCCCGGAGGTCAACCCCGGAGCCGCCTCCCACGAGGCCTGCGCCATATTGCGCTCCAGCCCGTTCGCATAATTCATCGCCGTCTGGGACAGCGGCAGGTTCTCCTCCCGGCTCTTGATCGCCGCCCAAGTGGCGGCTTGCAATTCCCTGGGGTCCCAGCGCTGTCCGGTGCGCCGCTCGATCTCGTCGAGCGCTTGGTCGGCAATGATCCGGGTAAAATTATGCTGCCCTAGTGTCGGGGTGCTGTCATAGAGGTCCCCGCCCTTACCGGGATATTCCATCGCCCGCATATTCCACACATCATTGACGTAGGTGTGCGGAAACTCAGCGTTCCACCCGACATCGAGTGCGTTGTGAAAGGGAGCGATCTTCTCGCCGGTAACCGGATCGCTGCCGTAGTAATATCTCTCGACATCCGCGCCCATCGCCGCGGGAAAACGCCCGGCGCTCAACGGATCCCCCACCATCGCCTGGTTGTGCAATGTGATCGCGTGCGTCAGATTGGAGGCCACATCGGTCTGCGGGCTGGTGCGCGCGATCGCACTGGTGAATTTTCCGGCTGTCTCCAGATCATTGCTGGCGTTGGCGATTGCGCGGCCTGATTCGAGATACCAGTTTTTCGCCGCCTCGCCCTCCTGCGCCAGATCGGCATAGCGGTTGACCAGCCCGGCCACATCGCCGGGGGTTTGGATATGCGGCGGCGGCGTCACCGGCATTGTCGCCCCCGAGAGCGGCAACGCATCATCGCCGCGCGCCAAATGCTCGCCTCGCAATCTGTCGCCGAGGTTCTCCGCTTTTGCCACCGCATCAAACGGCGCCTCACCGGCTGGCGGCACAGGCGGCGCCGCACTGGGCGGCACAATGCCTTCCGGGGGTTGGTTGTGACCCATCCCCGGCGACGCCCCCAGCTCAGCGGGCGCCTCATCCAGCGGCGGTACGCGACCACCGGGGCCGCGCCGCAGACCGGCGCTGAGCGTGCCAGCCGGGGCCGCACCGACGACGTGCATCAGCGCAAATTGAGCCGCCTGTTCCGGCGTCATATCGGGCAACCCGGTCTCGGTGGTGCGGCCGAGCAGCCGGTTTTCCTGTTCGAGATACGCCGGGATACTAAGGCTGTTCCAAATGCCGCGCGCAATGTCAGAGACGTCGCCACCGATCGCCTCTCCGGCACCGCGCAGAACCCGACCGGTTGCGCTGACCGCCGGTGCGATCGCGCTCGACAAATTGGCCATGCCAACTGCCTCGGGGTCGCCCCACCAAGGACCCGGTGCGCCGGGAACGTTCGCCGCCGGCTGGCCGGTCCCGGCGAGCGCCCCGGCGAGGTCCCACCTCGGTGCGGAGGGATCGGCCCACGGGTCGTGATCGACCGGGATCAGGTTGGCCCGATCGTCCGACATCGTCCCTCGCGGCTTAGATCAGGCGACCAACAGGTATTTGCCGGGGCGCCGGGGGTCGGGCACGTAATGCCGGCCATCGGGCGCCAGGCGGGCACCGGCGGGCAGGGAACGTACCGGAGCCCCCGGACGGCCGGGAACCCCAGCGCCACCAGGTGTCATTGGTGGTGCCGCCGGGCCGCCTGGCATAGGAAGCGCCGACGGCCTTCCCCCAACCGCCGGCGCGGGTTGCGGAGTTCCCCCAACCGCCGCACCCATCGCCCCCAGCCCCGCTCGAGCGCCGACCGGACCACCCGGAATCGGTGACATCGGCGCCGGCACCAGCATCGGCGGCGGCGGCGGCAATGCCGGCATCGTCTCGGGCAAACCCGACATCAGCGCCAGGGTCGAGGGCGAAAAATGGCGCGCCATCACCGCACCGCGCAGACGCAAGAGATCGCGGGCGAACTTGGCCACGTCCTTTTGCGCCTTGGTGATGCGGCGGGTCGCGAATTGCGTCTTGAGCTGCTGAGCACCCAACGTTTCGGTCGGATTGGTCTCGCCGCGCAGAATGTCGGCGATGCCGGTGGTCTGGTAGATGATCCGCAACAGCCGCTCGCGGGCATCGTAGAGCTGGATCAGCACGCGGGCGATCTGCTCGACCGGCAGCCACTGGATCATGCCGTTGAGGCCGCCGCGGTCGCCGGCAAACCCGGCCCAATCCTCGACCGGGATCAGCTTGTTGTCGGAGCCGTCATCGACCAGCTGCTGCAATACCGCCTTGTCGGTGCCGGCATAGACCCCGGCGACCTTGAGTGCCCTGGTCAATTTCTCGATGCGGCTGGTGACCGTATCGAGCTCCATCGCCTGGTCCTGATACTCGACATAGTCGGCGACCGGGACCCGCTGCTCGTTGGTCGTGGTCGCCCTCAGACACTGGGGTGCGGGGAAAAAGCCGGGCAGTTCGAGGGGATCGTCCTTCTCGTCCAGCGGCCCGTCGGAATAACCCTTGGCGTGCCAGACGACACGCTTCTGCTTTTTGTCCCAAATCTCCCACACCGTCGCCTTTTTGAAAGCATCGCTGAGCGGACCCTGCTTGTCGCTATCGACATCGATGCCGGTCGGCGTGTAATCGAGGTTGCATTCCTTGCCCTTGGCGGATCCAAAGCGGTCGACGAGTTCTTGACGGGTCAAGTAACTGCGAAAGGCCTTCCACCAGATTTCCTTCTCGGTGCGGGCCGGGGTCTCGCGATAATCTTCCCAAAACACATAGCGGATCGGCGCCCGCTCGGCGGTGACCGGCTGAAAGGTCGGCGCATTGCCTTCCTCGTCGGCCTCGCCCTCCTCATCCTCCTCGCTCTCGCCGAGCTCGTATTCGTAAAACACGCGTGCGACGCCACGGCCGGGCAATAGCCGGTCCTCGACGACGGCAAGCATGACATCGTCGAGCTCCTCGATATCGTCCTCCCAGGTCAATGCCCGTTCGAGGATCTGCGCGCCGAGCTGGGCGGCCGGGTCGGCGGTGTCCTTGTGGCGCCGCGCCACATCGGGTTTGGGAATCCGCCCGTAGAGCACAGGCCGCAATACTTCCACGTTGGCCCATAAAATGTTGAATTTCGCGGTCCGCTGCTCATTGGCGTCGCGCTCGTCGCGGTAGCGGTCGACGATCTTGCGGCCGCGCTTGATCCAATCCTCGTCCTCCTTCTCGGCGAGCCGCAGCTGCTGATCCCAAAAGCGCCAGACGGCTTCGGGCCCGGTGCCGAGGTCCTCGCGATCTTCGATCGCAGCACCGGTTCCGGCGGCAAAGGCGACAAGATCAGCCACCAGTTTCCCCCGTGTGGTTTAGCAGCAGAACGAAAGGAGAACTGTGTAAGATCCCCCGAAAATGGAGTCGGCCGATCTTACGGTTTTTCAGGTTTTCCGGGACGCCGCTCCAGTAGGAAATTGAGGAAAATCAACGGCATGCTCGGATGGCCTGGCGCTTGCATAATGTAAATATGCTGAACGCCCCTCGTTCGAGGGGCGCGGCTTGAAACCAAACGGAGGATTTTCCATGAAGCAGGTCTTACTCGCCAGCGCCGCCCTGGCGCTCGGCATGCTCGCGGCCGGTGGGGCGCAAGCCGTCGTCTGCACCGGCATGACACAGACCGTTGCCAACGGCGGCGCTGTAGCTGCCTCGTTCCTGGTGACCGCCGGGGGCGCATCAACCGGCAACTGTGTGGACGCGGGCGACAAGACTTTTGGCCAGTTCGCGACCAGCGGCGCGATCACGAATTCGGGCAGCGCCAGCTTTTCGTTCCTGATGACCCCGGGCAACGTCACTCTGGGATTCGCGGGCACGGTTGGTCCGAGCTCGACCGGCACTGTCGACTATACGGTCGCCGTCAACCCGGCCCTGGCACAAAACTTTTTGATCGACGATCTGCAGAAGGACTTCACGCTCAACGCGAGCCTGACCGGTGTGGCCGCAAGCGCCACCCTCACCGGGTTCACCAACCCGGCGTCGATCAACTTTAGCTGCACCAGAACGGTAAATCCGCAAACCTCGACCTGCCCC